CTGGCTGGTTTGGCAATGTGTGGAATGCTATCCTAGACCATTTTAAGCCAGATATGATTTCAACTAGATTCGAGAACGCCTGGGGCGCAATAAAAAGCGCATGGGGCGGTGCGGCCGGTTGGTTCCAGGGCGTCTGGAATGGCATTAAGGGTGCATTTAAGCCGAACATGATTTCCAATGCGTTTAGCAACGCTTGGGGCGCCGTAAAAAGAGCATGGAATGGAGCCGGTGCATGGTTCGACGGGATATGGAAATCCATTGAGAACGGATTTAAAAATCTTAATCCTATCCAGTGGGGCAAAGATTTGATGAACGGCATGGCATATGGTATAAAATCAGCTGCGAATGCCGTAAAAACAGCCGTTGGGAATGTCGCGCAAAGCATCAGGTCATTTCTGCATTTCTCTGTGCCAGATGAGGGGCCATTGACAGATTATGAATCATGGATGCCGGATTTTATGGCGGGTTTGGCGCGCGGGATTGACGCTAATAAGTACAAGGTCGTGCAATCTATGCGCAGCCTTGCCACCGATATGTCAATATCACCGGCAGTGCGGCCTGCTTATGCTGGAGGCTATGCAGCGCCGCAGATAGCCGTTGCACCAACTATTGATAATGCGCCATTAGCAGTGGCAGTCAAATACCTTGCGGGTAAGATGGACAAAATAGCCAACCGAGATATCGTACTGTACACGGATAATATGAAACTCGCGGAATCCGCGAACCGTGGCAATGCGCAGATTGGCAAACGCTATCACAGGACGCAAGGCTAAGGAAGCGAGAATATGGACATTAAATCAATCCAAAATTTAATAATCGATGGCACTGAAATAGCAGAGCAAGCGTTTGTAACATGGGGCTTACAAAGTATTTTGAGTAAAAATTCAGGGTATACGTTAGATGGTGCATATCATGAAGACCGCGTGGCGCAGAAAGTCAAGCTTACGTATGAATGGCCACAAATTTCCATGCAGCAGAAAAGAAAAATCGTACAGGCATTAGCGTCTAAGTCCATACACGATATTACCTATTTCGATGTGCTAACAAATGCCCAGCGAACGTCAAAATTCAGAGTGTCCGACCCAGTTATACCTGTAATATATGAATCGGCTTCCAATTTTTCTTTGACGTTTGACGAGAATTGAGGTGAAAAACATTGATTCAGACAAGCACGGCGTACCAGCGGAAAATAGCCCTTGACGGGCGCAGGCAGAAAGTCAGCCTGCTTGTCACGCTGCGCAACAGCTATACTTATTCATTCTCGAATGAGGACGTCATGGAAAGCGGGATATCGCTTTCAGACGGCACAAGCGAGCAGAATTTGCTTAGTGTCGGTTCGTTCATAAGTAGATGCCTGACGGTCAAGCTGTATAACTTTGACGGCAGGCTCGCTGAAAGCCAGTTTGAGGGCTCAACTGTTTCCCTTAAAGTCGGGCTTGTTATGGAAGATGCAACAGAAGATTTCGCGGAAAAAGTTGAATGGGTGTACCCCGGCACTTTTTACACAGGCGAGCACGCGGAGAGCGGCGGCATCATAACGCTGACGGCGTATGACAAGTCGGTGAAATTTGACCGGAAATACGACAGCGCACTGCAGTATCCGGCAACACTTTACCAGATACTGTGGGACGCCTGTAAAAGCTGCGGTGTTGAGCTTGCGAATGTGTACTTTGCCAACATGGATTATGTAGTGACGTCAAGACCTTCAGACAGTGCCACCACTTACGCGGACATTGTTTCTTATGCCGCGCAACTTGCCGGCTGCTGGGCGCGGATAAATAGCCAGGGACAGCTTGTGCTTGGCTGGTATGACACGGACGAATTCTATCCAGAATCTGGGAACACGGTGGACGGCGGCAGCTTTTCCAATTACTCGCAGGCAGACACCTTAGACGGCGGCAAGTTTTACCCGGAAGGCGAGGCTGTGGACGGCGGGACGCTGCTGGATTTCCCGGAGAGGGATTCTGCCGACGGCGGCAGCTTTAGCGATTACTCGCAGGCAGAGATGCTCAATGGCGGCGACTTTTTCGACTATGGACGTCAGACTGAGGACGCCGTAACCGGTGGTGTATTCCGCCAAGGATTGTCAACGCCGGTAACAATTTCTTCCCTTGCCTCCTGCACGGTGCCTACAGAAGACGTGCGCATAACCGGCGTGGCGATAATTCCAAAAGATGACAAGGCAGCACCTGTAATGCAGGGCGCTGATGATTATGTCATATCCATAAAAGATAATCCCCTCGCGCAGGGCAGCCTTGGGTGGCTTCTCGACGGGATAGCAAAGCAGCTTGTCGATTTCCAGTTCCGGCCGATGGAAGTGTCGGCGTGGGATAATCCGAGCATTGAAGCAGGTGACGTCGCCTATTTGATTGACCCGAAAGGAAACCGCTACAAAACGATTGTCAGCAACCTTACATATGAATTCGGCAATTATGAAAAGTTTTCAGCCGACGCAGAATCAAAAAGCGACAATCAGGCGTCGCTGCACAGCAATTCTGAAAAATCCACGGCAGCGCTCAGGGCAGACACGGGGAAAGCGATAGACGAAACGAATGGAAAAGTCGACAGCCTCGCATCAAACACGGCCGCTTCCGTATCATCAATCAACGGTAATATAAACCTGTTGCAGGCAAATAAAGTCGATACGGACTTCCTGCAGGCAAATTACCTTACCGCAAAGGACATAAAGGCGGATTACGCAACGGTTAACAGCCTTACGGCAGCTACGGCACGCATATCGACGCTTGAAGCTAGCAGCGTTACGACAGATTACCTGAAAACAAATTACATGGCTGCCAACGACATCGAGTCCACATACGCAACGGTTGAAAGCCTTAATGCGACAAACGCGCGGATAGACAGCATCACTGCTTCTGCGGTGACGGCAGAATACCTTAAAGCACATTATGCCGATATCGATTTAGCAAACATCGCGTCCGGCACAATAAAAACAGCAATGATTGATACTGGAGCTGTAGGCACGGCGCAGATAGCGGACGGCAGCATTACAGATGCTAAAATCGTTGAGCTGACGGCGGACAAAATCACAGCAGGCACGCTGAGTGTAGAGCGCCTTGTCATAACCGGCAGCGACAAATCAATAGTGTACACCATAAACGACGCCAACGGTACGGCACAACTAAGCCAGACGACGGTTGACGGCGGGAGCCTGACCCAGCGGAGCATTACCGCCGACCGAATCGTCGCCGGGGCGATTACCGCCGATGAGATCGCGGCTCACACGATCACCGCGAACGAACTCGCGGTCGGCACAATCACGGCGGAAAGCGGCATCATCCAGAGCATTGACGCGGGGACGATTACGACAGGTAAAATATCAGCCGACAGAATCGACACGGCAAATTTGCAAGCGCAAAGAATATATAACACAGACAATGACACATATGCAAAAATTGGCACTGTATCATTTGAAGATCAATCTGGAATCAGAAGCGCTCCCGGTATAGCTATTTATGGCGGGAGCAAATATCATGGCGGCGTGGCAGTAACGTACGACAGCAGCTATGGCTGGTATGACTGGATAACAATGTCTGACGCTTCCGGGGAAAACCGTATTAGTTTTGGGCAAGACGCAATTACAACGGCTTCACCGTCCAATACACTCAATATATCAAGTGGAATTAATAACATTTTTATGACAGACAATGGCACAAGTGGTGACGGAATATCAATTGGGAGTTCTGGCCCCATTTTATCGATTCAACCAAACGGGATATACCGTGGTGCTGAAGACTGGGACGATGGCACTACAAACTTCCATTATCATAAATACGATGATGGTACGCTTATTTGGTGGGGATATTCCGGGGGTAACTACGCTAATGTATCAACCGCTTATGGTAGCATATTTTGGGAAAAAGGATGGACGCTCACCATGCCCACTACCTCACCAGCATTTGTTGGCAATAGATACGCTAACGTAGCAATTACTTCCAGTGGGCTTTTAACCACGCTTAATGAGAGAGTCGGTAGTGACGGCAAGACCTTGATATTCGACATCCAAAGCCCACTGAAAGTAACCAACCTAATATTTGGATTTTCTTATTTGATTGTGGGACGCTGGAAATAATTAAGGGGGGGCTATTAAAATGGCGGTTACACAGGAAAAGATACTTATCCGGAGAGGAAATAAAAGTGATTTGGTTGTTGGCAACTTGCAACCGGGCGAGCCGGTGCTGTGCCTCGATACTGACGAGGCGGGCATTAAAACGTCTGGCGGCAGTATGCTTTGGGCGCCGATGCTGGTTGCAAAGGACGACAGCATCGGAAATACGCATTACGAAAAGTATGCCGATGGCCGTGTACATGAGTGGGGCACCTATAAAAAGGATATTGCCTACACAGTGAAATACGGTGAAACAATGTGGTTCCATTCGGACACGAACGACACGTCGGTTGTACTGCCGGTACAAATTGACACATCGAAATCTTACGCGCCAAATGTGTCATTCGCCACATCCGGGATTGTTTGGTGCGCAAACACTACAGTGCAGAATACGTCTTCGGACGGCAATACTGTCTCGACACTATATTACCGCACTGTTTCCGGTTCACAGCAAACCGACTTGCCGGTAGAAATTCACTGGGACATATGGGGCTTTTGGAAATAATTAAGGAGGGCATTACATAATGGGAATCGCAAACCGCAGGCTTGTTGAAAACATCGGCATCATGCACCAGGTTGCGCAGAAGCAGCTGCCAGTGAAAGTATCTTACGCGCTTTCGTGCAATATCGATAAGGCCGAATCGGCACTGAAAATCTATGAGAAAGAGCGGAGGAAGCTCCTTGAAAAATACTGTGAGAAAGATAAGGGCGGAAACCTTGCAGTCGGAAGCGATGGACGGTCTGCAAAGTTTAAGGACGGAGACGCCAAGGAAAGCTTTAAAAAAGACATTGAACTGCTGCTTGACATTGAAGCGGACATAAGCATAAGGAAAATTAAGCTCACCGACCTTGCGGGGACTAACTTTTCCGCGGCGGAAATAAGTGCAATTAGTGATATGATTGATGAAAAATAGCCGCTCTTCAACAGGGTGGCTAAATTTATGCGAAAAATTAGCCGGTGAAGGCTGTTTTAAGCCTCTGTTGGCCTGATTTATGGAGGGTGATGTTTATGAGCATCAAAGGAATTGATGTTAGTTACTGCAATGGCTGTGTGGACTGGAACAAAGCAAAAGCAGCCGGGCTGCAGTTTGCCATGCTGCGTGCGGGCTACGGCATAATCGGAGGTTAATACATAATGGTAAAAGTATATTTAGACCCTGGGCACGGTGGAATTGATCCCGGAGCGGAGGGCTGTGGAAAAAAAGAATCAGAATGTGCACTGGCAGTTGCACGAAAAGTAATGGAACTTTTGCCGGGCAGGTACTTTGAAGCTCGTATGAGCCGAAATAGCCAAAACATACCGGATAACAACCACCCAAATTCAGACCTAAATAGACGCGCAAGAGAAGCAAATGCATGGGGTGCTGACATCTATGTAAGTATCCACCTTAACGCTTGCCCTGGCGGACATGGCATCGAAACGTTGCATAGCGTTGTAGGTGGTAAGTCTACCGTACTGGCACAGGATATCCAGGCTGCTGTACTAGCGGCTTGCCCCGGATATACCAATAGAGGGTTGAAAACACAGCTATCCAGCGACGGCGTTCATGACCGTGTGTGCGTTATCCGTGAATCCGCCATGCCTGCGGCGCTTGTAGAATGCGGATTTATTGACAATCCGGCGGATATGAGCCACTGGAATGCGGACAAGTTTGCACAAGGCATTACGGCTGGTATCTGCAAATACTTTTGTGTTGCTTATAACGCACCTGTTTCTATAGTGCAGAGCAACGTATCTTCACTTGCTCTTGCGCCAGCCGGTGCGGCCTATAAGCTGGATACCACAGGGACATTTGCACTCTGCTATGATGGGACTTATCAGCTGGAGGCGACATGCGCCTCCGGACGGCCGATAATCTCCGCCGGAACTGCAGGTGTTGTTGATATTACATACACACATCATGGTGGAAGCAAATATTACTATACGCTGAAAGGTACGGGCACAGTGGGGCAGGCAACAGGGCTGTATGTCAACAAATGCAAATATTCGGCATTGGTTGTCAAAATCGTAAGTGCCTGCAAAAGCGATACAACGCAGGACTTGCAGCGTGCAGTAGGGCAGTGCTATACGGTTGGGCTTACCAGCCCTACCAAGCCAAGCGTGACGGCTGGAACTGGTAATGTTGCGACAATTGCCGGAGTTTTCTCAAACGGTTCTGGAAAGTGGTTGTGCCCAATTGTGGCCGTGCGTCCGGGTGTTACTGGCATCTATACCGAGGTCCCGGGCGAGGGAAGTCCGGTGAAACGATTTGAATTTAAGGTGGTATGATGGATGGGCGCGGTAGACATTGGGCTGCTGATTGCGGTCGTCGGCTGTTTTGTCGGTCTTGCAGGATGGCTGTCCGGCCGAGACAAAAAAATTCTTGGGGACGGCGAATGGAAAGGGACAGTAAATACAAAACTTGATGACATCAAGTCATCCGTAAGCGGTACAAATGCGCAACTGGATAAAATGGACGGCGCCATTTCCGCGCATGAAACGCGGATTACAGAAGTTGAATCCAGCACAAAGCAGGCGCATAAACGCATTGACCGATTAGACAAAATTGTTGACGATAAAAATTAAACGGAGGTACATATTATGAGTATTATGACAGTTATTGTGATTGCTATTGTGGCAGTCGCTATTGTAGCTGTTTGCTATACCTGTATTTATCTTGCAAAGCACGGAATTAATGTACAGGGTGGACTGCAGACGGCAGATGCAGGGCTGACTATCGCTAATACCGTAACTGACACACTGAAAGCCGCTATGCCTAATAACAAGGCCATAAGCGTAATTGATAAGGTTGTCGATTACGCGCATACGGGAGTGCAGGCAGCCGAACAGATGGCAAAGTCCGGCCAGATTACAGCTGCACAGCGTAAGGAACAGGCAAACCAGTACATCACTACTGCGCTGAATTATGCAGGCATTGAAGTAACACCGGAAATTCAGACAGCAATTGACGGAGCGGTTGAGTGTGCTGTTGCGGCACTGCCAAAGTCTAATTTGCCCGTAAAGGTAGCCTAAATCAAATGATTCTATAAAAATCCCCCGGTTTCCTTAATTGGAGATCGGGGGATTTTTTGTAAGTCGTTCTATTCTTTCACGAATTGAGGTAGTAATAAATTCATTTAGTGTTTCATTATTTTCAGCCGCTAAAGCTTTTATTTTGGCTTTATATCCTTTCGGCACATAAGGGTATAGCCTGTCATATGACTTATAATTATATTTTGTGTGCGCCTTTATAGCCGCCTTAGTTGCTTTTGGCATTTTTAATCACCCGATTATTTATTATGCACTAAAAACATTATTAGCGCAAGTATTGTATATGATAACGTTATCATATATAATAGATATAAAGGAAGTGGCAATAATGTATGAAAGTGAGATAGCTTTTGCCAGACGCCTTATTTCAGGCAGGCTGGAATTTACAGGGGAGTGTGCAGCTTGTGGTGGCGTGCTTGTAGAACCATCAACAATAAAAAAAGCCTGTGGTTCAAAATTTACAGACTATTCAGGACTAATCAAGTTTGGTGGTAATGAAATTTGTGAATCATGCGTAAAGCTCATGGATAAGAAAAATCTGTCAAAAGTAATTTACTATCATGACGGAATCTGTGAGCGCGGCAGATTTGATATAGCTTGGTCGGTAATGACAACTCCACCGAAAGGCAAAAATTTCATTTTATCAGTACCATATTCATTTAAAAAACATCATTTGCTTTCTGCCGGAATTAGTACATCTGAAAATATGCTGATTGGAACAGATGATGGAACAGTACATTATATTTTCAAACGCGATAAAAAAGTGCTTGAAGCTGTAAAACAATCGTCTGTTGATGGTGTACCACGGGCGCAGGTAATGAACGGCAATTATACTGCTATGACCATGTCAAAGTTTGGGGAAGACTATATAAGGAATTTGGAAAGCATTGTAAAGGATGCGCGCGAAAGCGGATTGCTTAAATTAGCGTTTCGCGCGCTTCCAAAGCAAGAAAAAATCAAATATTGCAAAGAGGTAATAGACATGCTTGATGCTTCAGATGTAAAAGCAAGTGAAATTCTTGCACAGGTTGCATATAATTCTGGGCTTCGTGTAACGCGTGGCTTGGATTTTTGGAATCAGATTTTTCCACACAGAGTGTACAGATTCAGAAAGTTTGCATTAAATGATATGGTAAACAGGCTATGCGAACAATTTGCAATTCCACCACAATTTATGCAGGGCATTATTGCACAGCTTGAAAGCTTGACGGATAAAGAAAGTAAGCAAATACAAAAGTCAATTGAAAACCATACTCAACTTGTTCTTGGAATTGCGTATGAAAAAGTTAAGGAGATAAAGAAAAATGCTTAATGTAAATGAAAGAAAGATTACCGCTACAATTACTGCTGTATCGCCAATTTCTCATGCTGGATTTTCAGAAGTCAGTACAGGAAATTCTATGATGTTTCGGCGTGTGCCATGCGTATCGCTCCCGGGGTTTCCGGAAATTCCGGTTGTTTCCGGAAATGCACTGCGCGGAATTATGCGCCGCAGGCTTATGACAGAAGTATATAACAAAGTAGGATTTACATTTGAAAAGTTTAAAGATGTGTTTTCATCTGAACAGACAGCAAAGCGAGCATGGGATAAACTCTATGCGGCATTATTTTGCGGCGGTACACTTAATGGAAAATTAGAGGATACAACAGACCCTATTGAATTGCGAAAAATAAGAGAACAGTTTCCGGCGCTTTCATTGCTTGGTTCAGCGCTTTATACAAAGATGTTGCCCGGTATGGCACAAATTGGCTTTGCTTGGCTGATTTGTGACGAATCAATACGAGGCGAACTTGTAACCAAAACAGATGATACACTTGTGATTAAAGCAGAAGATGCAATCACTGAAATTGGTCAGGTAAGGCACATTGACCGTGAAAATGCTGACCCGGAGATAACAGGTGTTACGCCAATGCCGATCACAATTGAATGTCTTGCACCCGGTGCTTCATTACAATCAAATATTTCGCTTTTGCCGCAGACGACAAGTATAGAAAAATCATGTCTCATTCATGGCTTAAAGCTAATTGACCATATTGGTGGAAAACTTAGTAGCGGATATGGCGCAGTTAAAATGCATATAACTGAAAACGATGACGACGAATATACAAGCTGGATTAAAGACAGTTCAAACAATGAAACGTTTGAAAACTTTCTTATTGAGATGGCGAAGGGAATGATTTAATGGTATACAAAATCATTTTTCAGATGTTAGCACCTACATGTTTGCGCGGGCATATTCATCTTGATGCATTACTTTCAGCAGTGAATCCAGCGATGCACAAAAAGCAAACTATTGTAAATTGTATGAGTGCAAAAAATGATAATTTGTTTTCCGCGCCATTGCCATTGGCTAAAGTAAAAATTCATGACAAGTGGATATGGTGCTGCAGTTCAGAAATTTTGCCTCCGGAAGCAAAAATGTCAACAGAAACATATACAAAGCGTCGTACACCTGAAGATGTAATGATGTTACAGCGCCGGTTTGTCCGCGGCTCAACAGCCATGCGTGATAGAATGATTAAAAATTCTGTTATACTTACCCCAACAATCAACTTTTTATGCGCTGCGGATGAAAGGTCAAAGCCATGGCTTGAAAAGCTGGTCAATGACGTATTTGAAATTGGAAGCTTAAGAAAGCAGGGATACGGGGAAGTGAAAAGTGTTTCTGTTTGGGAAACAAACTTCGACTGGAAAGACTGTTTACTTTCGCCAAAAGGGAAAGCATTACGCAGAATACCGATAGAAATGTTGAAATCAGCGTCTTCATGCTCACTTAACACAATAAAACCACCATATTGGATGCACGCGTATGATGAATTTTCAATTGATGTTGGACAAGAGATGGAACTGAATCCGGAGGTGGAGTGTACTTGCCACAGTATGTAATTCCGAGGTGTCCGGACAAAAAGAACGAAACTGATATTGAAAATTTGATACCACTTAACAGGCTTTTTGCTTACCCGTCGGAGCCGTTTCTTCAAAATGGAGGGTACACAATACTTGATAGCGGCGCTTATGGACTATACCAGCGTGGTAGCAGCATCAACTTGAACTATATGAAAAAATTAAGTGCACATTATGAAAAATATGCAACTGAAAATGTGTTTTGCGTTGCACCTGATGAATATTTAAATCCAATTGCTTCCCTGAGTAATTTCATAAGCTGGAAAAATTCAAAACTATTTCAGTCAGTTTGTCCGGTTATACAAAGCTGGCATGAAAAACAAATCGATGAAAATTGTATAATGAAGCAAGTAAAATTTTATCGAAAAAATACGAATCAAGATAGAATATTCTTTTCAAATAATGCCCTTACTGCCAGTGAGGCAAGCTTCTTTGGACTGAATGAGATATTCAGAAAGATTCATCAAGCAGGGTTTAAGTGGATTCATGATCTTGGCGCAGGGTGGAGTCTTAAAGACATTAAGGAATGGAAAAAATTCGAGCAGCTGGACAGCATGGACAGTATTGCTTATTACAGCACAAAAAATATAAACGAGTTTGGTTCACTCAATCCATTTGAAAACGTAAAATCAATCTGTCGATTGTAAAAGTCAAAGCCATAGACAACTGTATGTAACATCAAAAAAAAGCCCAACGGAAATTAATTCGTTGGGCTTTTTTATTTTCCAGAATGGAGAGATTAAAAATACAATATTATTATACTATCTGTGTCAAGCTTCAGCGCCGTTTGTCAGTCCCATCAAAAACGCAGTACGTGCCGTATCAATGTCTTTTGAGCCTTTGCAAATTTCTAGCGGGGCATCGGATTTACTGATTAGGCGTTTTAAAAGTAACGACTCAAATTCGCTTGAATCTTTATGCTGCACGTCAATGAGCTGATTGAAAAACGCATGTTCACTTTTTTTCAATCCTGCTGCCTTTGCTGCCGCTATTCCAGCGTTATACATTTCTTCTTTCATTTGTAGCTCTCCTTTTTTCGCTTTAATATATGGTTCTTCCGAGTCAATGACCCAGTTTCGCCCAATTTTTTTGGCGGTTTTGAACCCGCCACGGCAAGCCTTTTGCCGGACGGAAATTGCTGCTTTACCGTGTGCAGCTGCGTATTTAGATAGACTAATTAGCATTTTAAGTCCTCCAACTCATCAACTTTTTCAAGCTCTACTTCGTAAAATCCCATTTCCTCAAAATCTTCGTCGGAAGAAACAGAGATTATTTTTAGCTTAGTTTCTGCTGGAAGCAGACATTCTCCTTCGGACTCGCAGCCACCCGCATCCAGCACGTCACATTCTTCGTCATTATCATAGTCTACTTTGTGACATTCGATGTCATCAACGTACAAAACATATTCTACAGAATTTTTAAGTTCTGGGTAAAAGTCTTCCGTACCGTCTGGGCCCATCCAGCTTTCTGCTTTTCCGCGATTATCATAAATATCTCCAGCTTTGAAAGCGCCTTTATAATTAAGCGTTATAATTCTCGCAAGGTCCGCTTTACAGTTAATTTTATTTGCAATTTCATTCTTTGTCATTTTGATTACTTCCTTCCTTAATTTCTATATTTATTATACATCTATATCGATGTATTGTCAATACTTTTTTGAAAATATTTTAAAAAAAATCCGCTCTGACCTCCCCGGCGGTGTCAAAGCAGAATTCGAGTCGCATTTGATGTTTAAAACGGTGTATTCGTGGTATTGACGCGAGTACTAAAGTACAGCATTCTGTACTCAAAAAGGCAGAAAAAATGCGGCCTCACGGGAAAATCCCATGAAACCGCACTTTCTAATTCTTTCCGCATTTGTGAACAGTCCATCATTGTATATAGATTTCAGATTCAGTAAAATTCTGCTCTCTTAACCTTTCTTTCGCCGGAAGGCATACGATGTCTGTAAGCAGCATATCGTTACTTCTCCCGGATATACTTTTCTGCGAACTCTCTAATAAGAGTATTCACGGTTGTTCCGTTTTCGTATGCTTTCCAGCGAAACGCTTCCGCAATATCGGCCCGCATTGAAGCACTTATGTGCCCCATATGTTTTGCATCCCAGCGCTGAGACGCCCTCTTTTGTGCTTCACTTTTCATTTAAGCACCTCCTTTATAACCCTGCAATTCCACGACAGCTGCAATTCTTCCATGCTCGTTCCACACTGCATTGGCAGGAATGGATACACCGCTCCTGCCGGTGCTGCCGGCTTTTTAATTTTGTACTTTTGCTCTGCCATCATCGGTGCTGGTGGAGCGGTTCCAGCAGACGCCCTTACGGGCGTTTCGGCTTGTACTCCATTATCCCATCTCGTCCTCTTCGACCTTCCGAATCACGTTCCTGTTTTCGTCTACCCATACCGGCGTAAAGTCTTGCAGGTGGTCCTCGTTGAAATAGTCCTCCTCAGTTTCCTTTTCTGCTTCTTCGAGTGTCATACCCTCGTCCATAAGGCCCTCAATTTCATACCATAGCGTCCCGTTTTCACCTAGCGCAAACTGTTCTTTCAAGTATTTTTTGTCGCTCTCGATGATTTCATCTTGACTAAAAATAACACCAGTATAATTGTTTTCGTACATGATTTCCTTTTTCATTTTTGTTTCCTCCATTTTTTGTTTATCTCTTGACTACTCTTATATTATATACTGTATACAGTATAAAGTCAAGCGTTTTTACAAAAAAGATGAATTATTTTTGTAATCAAAAAGTAGTCAAAAGGTAGTCAAAGACCAAAAAGAGTAAAAAGAAACCGCACAGCCAAACCTAAAAAACGGCTTAACCATGCGGTTTTTCTTTGGAGCTGCTGGGCGGGCTCGAACCGCTGACCTCTTGACTGCCAGTCAGGTCGTCAATCTCCAGAAAATCCGCATTGCAAAGCCATTTTTCAACTATGAATTTTGTTTTGACTGACTGCTTGACTGACTAGCAAATAATTTTTGTATTTTTTCATCTGCCATTTCTTCTATTTTATTTGATGGGATATTATTTATTATGCCACCTTCATATTTTTGAACAGTTTGTTTACTAACACCGATTTTTTTGAGCTACTTCTGCCAGGGTTAACCCAGCAGAAGATCTATACTTTTTAATATTATCTTTGAGCGACATGTTCTTTCCCCTTTATTTAATGCTGATTGTATTACACCACATTTAGCGTATTAAGCAACATTTTTTTAGAAAAAAGCTAAAAAGTCTATTGATAAGCGAAAGCACAAGCGATATAATAGTAGCGTAATAAGCGATTCACAGAAAGAAGGTGAAAAAATGATTGCAGTAAATGAACTAAAAGGCAAAATTGTTGCAAAAGGTTTTACGCAAGAACAAGTAGCTAAAATGTTAGGGATTAGTGCAAATACTTTTCGCAAGCGGCTTTCTCGTGGGGTGTTAGGGTCAGACGAAATCGAAAAGCTAATCAAAATTCTTGATATTGAAGATCCAATGGCTATATTTTTTTGTGAAAAAGCCGCCTGTTAAGTGACTAATCTCCGCACCAAATCCGCTTAAAAAAAGAAAGGAAAAATTTACAAGGAGGCACCATAATGAACGATTTAACAGTATTCAACCGTGGCGGTCAGCTTTACACTGACAGCCGCGACGTTGCAAAAATGGTTGGAAAAGACCATGCGCACCTTATGCGTGACATCAAAAAATACGTTGGTGTTTTAACTCGATCCAAAATTGGTTTCAGTGATTTCTTTATAGAATCCACTTATAAAGACCCTACTGGACGTACTCTTCCCTGTTACCTTATCACAAAAAAGGGCTGTGAATTTGTTGCGAATAAGCTGACTGGCGAAAAAGGAATTTTGTTCACGGCTACATATATAAATGCCTTTCACAAGATGGAAGATACCATCAAGCAGCTGCCAGCCGCTCAGCCAGAGGATTACAAGCTTATCCGTGCTAAAGCCATGGGTCTCAATGCAAAAACAAAAGCTTTCAAGGCTATTATGACCGCCGCAAAAGACAAGCAGCTGTCTGCAGTAGCTGCACAGGTGTATGGCATCAAGGGCATGGAAAACCTGGCCGGGGAGGGAATTGGCGCACTGCCAGAAACCGGCCCGCTGTACACCGCAACGGAGATTGCAAATGCGCTGCATACAACTGCCGCAAAAGTTGGGAAAGTTGCTAATGCAAATAATCTCAAAACAGATGAATATGGTATCTGGGCGCTAGACAAATCCAGATACAGCGGCAAACAGGTAAACAGCTTTCGCTATAATCAGCACGGCAAAGACAAGCTGAAAGAGCTTTTCGACGCTTAGAGAAAGGACTGGTATAAATGCTTGTTCACTATTATACGTTTTGTGAAACGTGCGCGGCTTTAAAAAAATCTTCCAGTGGATTAAAGAAGATGCTTGCAGAGGGAAAAAAGTCGCTCCCTACACGGGAGCGTGGATTGAAATCTTTGTAGCTCCCTTGCTAACTGAAAAAAGCATTTTCATCTCAGGATTTTTCCGCAGACTATCAATCAAATCGCGCGTTTCATCGTCAAGAACAACAATATTATCATGCTCATCTCGGACCTGCACGTTATGTGTGGGTTCTTTTTTTGCTCGTTTCCAAGAAGATAATCAAGCGTCACTCCGAGATAGTTGGCTATCTTCTGTAGCTTTTCTGTTTTGGGAACGCTACGCCCTCTTTTCCAGTCGCTTAAAGTGCTTTGTGGAACCCCAGTTTCTTTGGATACTCGGTAGGGAGTAATTTTTCTTTTTTTTAAAAGTTGCTCAAATATTTCATACATTTTTAGTACACCTTTCACGAATCGGAAAATACTTAGCAAATGCTATTGACTATTAAGCAAAAGCGAAGTATAGTATATGCATACACAACAAATGCGAGTCAATCCGCATTTGGTATGCTCCGGCTTTCCTATTTATTTTACTCAACAAATGAATTACATAGCAAAACCGAAGTAAACACAAGTATAACAATATACAAAGAAAGGAGCTGACATCATGTCAGAATTGTATACTTGCGCCCAAGTTGCCGACAGATACCACGTTAAAACGTTAACCGTGTGGGATTGGATTCGCAAGCACAAGCTTCACGCCAAGAAGATTGGCAAGCAGTACCTTATCAGCAACGAGGACATAAAGGACTTTGAAAAGGAGGCTACATAATGAGCAACGTCAAAATTAATGGCCTTGTCACAGTCACCAATATGCAGTTTTATGGCATTGAGGGCGGATTTGGCAAGGGGGGGAACTAACTTGTCTATCGTATCAGTAGGAGGCATCGCAATACTCCTGGTAATGGTGATTTACACATTTTGGGTGTGGGGAGATGATAACAAATGATATTTACACATGATGACGTTAAGCAATTTCTTAACAGCTTAACAGACGATGACCTGCTAGCCTTACGTAGCAGATTTAAAGAAATTTTGTCACCACCACCTGCAAACACCTACACGGTAGATGACCTGGCAACCAGCCTGCACTTTTCACGTGATACAATAATCAATCGTATCCGCAAAGGAGACTTTGGGGATGTCATCCGTGACGGAAGGCGCTATCGGGTGACTGAGAAGGGCCTACAGCAGTACATAAGCAAGTACAATAGGCCTAGCCTTTAGCAAAAAGCAGCCGACACAGCGGCACCGGGCGCATACGAATCCTGGGAGAATCTGAGAGGAGATAATACAATGCTAGTCTTTTGGGGCCATGTTTACGCGGCTGTATTGGCCGGTATGGCGACCGTTGCTGCGGCAGAGGAATCTGCAAGCAAGCATGCACATCAGCGCAAAGCACAGGCAGTGGCAGCGCGACAGGAACGAATAGAGCGCAATCGGGAAGATATGAAGTTTGGCAGGTGGTATGAATGAAAATCGCAGTAGTAGCGGTGATATCAATAGCAGCAATGTACATAATCATTCGGCTGTCGGTAGGGGCATACATTATCGGAAACCGCAAGCGGCATCCGGTCCGGCACGGTGTCAGCAGTAAACAGTCCGTGATTGAAACTATGGAGGAGGAAAACACATGATAGACGAATCAGCTCATAAAGTATTTGATTACGGTATGGAGGATTGGCATGATTTCAGTACACATAAATGCTCGCACTGCAGCAGACAGCTTGATATATATTACTGCGAAAGCAGACTGTATCTTGTGCGTTGTAAGCACTGCAAAATTGTTTCACTCGTAGAAGCTGGAAACCCAAATGAAGCAGCCGAAAAAGTAAGCCGCCGCTCCGCCCCGGAAAACAAGCCGCTGACGCTGAAAGAACTACCGTGTTTCGAGCCAATATATGTTGTCCCACTTGGATCGTCGGTTGGTGAATGGTCAGCACACTGGTGCATTTATCAAATCGACAACGCAACGGCTAAATCTGATACGCATAAAGGCAGAATGTGGTTCTTGTACGATACCGATTACAGCAAAACGTGGCTTGCCTATCGCCGCCCGCCGGAAGGGGGAAAATAATGACCGCGCCGGACATCTGTTACATTTGTCACGGCTTTCAACAAATGAATAGGAGGAAAAGAAAATGATTAATTTTATCAAGAAATCAAGTTCTGGAGGGCACAATACCGCAGATGTAGTACTTACGCAGGTGAATCATAAAGGGCATGCGGTCGCACTTGGGGTTAATATATCCTGCAAAGTACTTACAGCGTTAGACAATCCCACACATATCAGCATTGCGTTTTGTGATAACCGCTTGTACATTGCTCCAATGCCGCCAAAAGACGGATTTAAACTTGAAAAGGGAAAGTATAGGTCAGCATGTAAGATTTCGGTTAGGGACCACAAAAGCATTAGCAACTGGATTGGAGACTACAATCTCAAATACGATCCTCGGCAGAGACTGTATTATGTTGAACGTCATTGAACGTCATTGAACATCAGTAAAGAAGGGATAAAATAATGACCGCACCTGATAACAGTGGCAAGATAATCCTTGACCTTTGCGGCGGGACAGGGTCATGGAGCCGCCCATACAAAGAAGCCGGATATGACGTGCGGCTGATTACGCTACCGGATTATGACGTCCTTACATATGAGCCGCCGAAAAATGTGTATGGAATTTTAGCTGCACCACCATGCACAGAATTTAGTGTATTAAACTGCAAGGCAGAAAATAGAGAGCGGAATTTTGACATAGGCTTATCTATTGTAGTGCCATGCCTGCGGATTATCGCAATGTGCCATCCCAAATGGTGGGCGCTCGAAAACCCGGTGGGGCATTTGATGGACTATATGGGAAAACCACAATTAATTTTTCAGCCTTGGGAATATGGCGACCCGTGGACGAAACGCACGGCTCTATGGGGCAGGTTTGTACCACCCAAAAAGCTATACAGCAGCTGGGATGACGTACCAAACAAACTGCCGCTGTACACGCGGCCCGGACGTGGCAAGCCCAATTTTGCATATCTGCACAAATCCGCACAAGCACTTATCCCACAGCTTGCATGGGCACATCCACAGACCGATGCAGATTTCAGAGCCATTACCCCGCCCAGTTTTGCAGAAGCATTTTGGAGGGCTAACAAATGATTATATCGGACAGTCCCTGTCACCTCTGCCAGCAGCGCACACTTGGCTGCCACAGCAAGTGCGCGCAGTACATAGCATTTGCGCGGTACCGGCAGGCAGAGGCGGCAGAGAGGCACCATGCAGTAATGCAAAAAGTGTACGACCATGACAGATACTACAGAATTTTAAGGAGATGTAGATAATGGAAAACATTAAGTTTGTCGACAGTTCGCTGAATCATGAGCAGGAGACATTCCGCCGCATTATGCTGCTCCACCCGTGCGACACCTGCACGCGGGTATCTGCTTATTCACCGTCCCATCGGTACCATTGCTATGAGTACTGCCCCGCATTTAAATCCTGGGCGCGCACGTCATGGTACTGGATATCCCGGCGCATAAAAAAATCCGCTGCAGAGGGCACAACCTCCACAGCGGCAGAAACAAAATAAATCTATCTACATATTACCCACTTAGGAGGTAAATGTCAAATGAACTACGTAAATGAACTGTGCAATCTGCACGATTATATCGAGGGACGCTTTGAAAACGCTGAATTTATCAGTGCAGAAACACCTGAAGATTATTTCAGCGAAAAAGTTTCTATTCACTTTAAATCAAACGGCCGCCAGTACAAATATGCTCTGACAGACGAAACCCAGGAGGAAGAAACGAAATGAATACATTATATGAGTTGACCGGGCAATACATAGAGCTGCTCTCTGCTATTGAATCCGGGGACATTCCAGAGGAAGCCATTTCTGATACTCTCGAGGGCATGACCGGGGAAATTACCGAAAAAATAGACAACTGCGCCTGCATTGTAAAACAGCTAGATAGCGAAGCTGCGGCAATCAAGGTGGAAAAAGATGCACTGGCGGAACGTCAAAAGGTTAAAGAGCACCAGCGTGACCGGTTGAAAGATTATATAAGGCAGGCTATGCAGCTAGCTGGAAAGAAAAAAGTTGAGACATCCAGAAACTGCGTAAGCGTTGGAAAAGCACAACCCAAAGCAGTCATTACAAACCTTGATGCGCTGAAAAGCCGCAATGACATTTGGAAGCCATATGATTACAGAGAAACGAATGTGGACAAGACTAGCCTTAAAACACTGCTACAAGCCGGTGAACAGATTCCGGGCGCTACTTTGCAGGATGGAGCGCCGCGGCTGATGATTAGGTGAGGAGGAAAAATAAATGGGCATATCCGTTTTAATTCTCGGAGATTCCGGCAGTGGAAAGACCACTTCCCTGCGAAACTTTCAGCCGGGCGAAGTTGCAATTATCAACGTTGCTAAAAAGCCACTGCCTTTCCGTACACAGCTTAAATCATACAATACAAATGATTATAATGCTGCAAAAAGCGCCATTTCCGCGGCGTCAAAGCACGGAATCAAGTCTATTGTGTTGGACGATATACAGTACCTTATGACAGATGAATTTATGCGCCGGTCGTCAGAAATTGGGTACGGAAAATTCACAGACATGGCAGCCAACTATAGCAGCCTATTTGACCTTGCGCCACAGCTCCCAGAAGATTGCATTTTGTATCTGATGAGTCATATTGAGCGCGATGAGTCAGGACATGAAACGCCTCGCACGGTTGGCAAACTGGTACACGAAAAACTATGTGTCGAAGGTAAGACGTCAATCACGCTACATACCTATGTGGAATCGGGCAAGTATTATTTTCGCACGCACAGCAGCGGCGAGGGAGACATCACAAAGTCGCCGCTGGAAATGTTTGAAAGTGATTTGATTGACAACGATTTGAAAGCCGTGGATGCAGTAATCCGCGAATATTACAATTTTGGAGGTACTAATAATGCAGAAGTATAACGATTGGGACAAAATACAGGCGGCATCCGGAGAAACGCAGGCGCTCCCGGCAGGCAACTACATTTGCAAAATTAAGGGTGCAAAAATAGTTACATATGATGGGAAAAATGGAAAGTTTGACAAGCTGGAAATCAGTGTTGATATTGATGAGGGTGAATTTAAGGGCTTTTATGCTAATGATTATCGTAGTCAAGCACAATGGGGGGACCAAAAGTGGAAAGGCTGCCTGCGCCCCTACTGCCCAACCAACGAGGATTCTGACCAAGCACGCCGCACAGCCGCTATCTTTAAAGGAATTATTGAAGCTATTGAATCTAGTAATCCAGGTTACAAATGGAACTGGGATGAAGGAACATTAAAAGGAAAGAAAGTTGGTGTGCGGTTCCGCAATACAGAATGGGCATACAACGGCCGCACAGGCTGGAAATCACAGCCTTACAGGTTCGTTCCGGTAAAAGGCATTGAAGAGTTAGACATCCCGAAGGACAAGCCTCTGGCAGTTAATGACAAGCCACAGACGCAGCAGCAGGAAGATTTTCAGACGCTCCCTGACGAGGGCGACCTACCGTTCTAAGCAGCAATTTTGAGCCGGGTGGGTGGGTTGGTACAGGCTTAAAAATGAGGTAGAATATGGAATTCAACTATAAAGCAGAAGACTTTGACACCCCAGCACCTTATGAAAAAGTTTTGAGTATCGATTCTGACTTTGAACGAAGTATAGCATATAACAAACTTGCTAAAAATGCCAATGCAGTTGGAGTAAAAAGATTCAATAAACTTTGGAATTCGTTTGTTAAGGAATCAAAGCCCAAAAACCAATCAAAAGTAATTGATATGTGTGAAAAAACAAATTTCTCCGGGCAGCCAATAGAATTGCGCTCTGGAGTTTGGAAAGCAACAGATGATGGAATATATAAAGACGGTCAAAACGGCGAATCAATTGTAGCTTCTGCCTGCCCTATTACGATTACAAAAATAGTCACCGATATTGATACCGGGGAGCAGAAAGTCGAACTTGCTTATTCAAAATGTCACAGATGGCAACGCAGGATAGTTCCAAAATCAGTAATTGCAAACGCACGAAAGATAGTTGATTTAGTTGCATTTGGAATTTCTGTCACATCTGAAACAGCAAAAAATCTAGTAGACTATTTGTTTAATCTGGAAAACTTAAACATGGACTTAATACCAGAAGTTGAGTCTGTTAGTCGGCTTGGGATGATACCTGATGTAGGCTTCTCGCCTTACATACCGGACGTAGTTTTTGGCGGTGACGACGCCTACAAAGGCGCTTATAGTGCCGTTGAAACTCACGGAAACCCTGATAACTGGATAAAACTGATGCAAGGACTGCGCGGCACAAACGTAGAGTTGCGCATTACAATTGCAGCGGCGTTTGCTAGCGTACTGGTATCTCCCTTACATATCAATCCATTTTTTGTGCACATTTGGTCAGGCGAGTCCGGCAGTGGTAAGACGGTTGCACTCATGTGTGCAGCGTCGGTTTGGGGCAATCCGGATTGGCAAGGCCACGCTTACATACAAACGTTCAATGCTACTCAGGTAGGCTTGGAACGTTCAGCGGCGTTTTTTAACCACTGCCCCTACATGATTGACGAGTTGCAATTACTCAAAGACTCCCACGGACGCAACAAATTTGACATCGTATATCTGCTATCAGAGGGGCGCGGCCGGACGCGGGGGAACAAATTGGGTGGCATTGACATTACGCCAACCTGGGCAAATTGCATTATCACGACTGGTGAGACTCCGCTCACAACGTCCAGCAGCGGCGCAGGCGCGATTAACCGCGTTATCAGCATCGAGTGTTCGCCCGACCATCCGATTATTATAAATGGCAATGAACTGGTAAATCTGCTGCATAAAAGTTATGGACACGCTGGCAAGATGTTTGTTGACAGGCTGTACAGCGGCATTAATATTGACGTTGCACAGCGCGTATACGGAGACTTTTTTAAGCAGCTGTCAGAGGGCGAATCAACGGAAAAACAGGCCATGGCGGCTGCCTGCGTGCTTACAGCGGATAAGCTGGCTACGGACTGGATTTTTCAGGACGGGCAAGCGTTGACCGCGGCTGAAATCGCTCAATTTCTGGCAACAAAGGATGAAGTGAATGTTGGTAAGCGCGGATATGAATACATTTGCGATTGGGTAGCGCAGAATGCAAACAAAATGCGCATGCATCCAGATGGAGATTATAACGACGTTTACGGCGTTATTGAGGGCGACACAGCGTATATCATTTCATCCATTTTTGATAAAATATGCAGAAATGAGGGGTATGACCCGAAGCCGATTAAGGCGTGGATGAAGAAAAATGGCAAGATGAAGTTGCAAGAAAACGACGCTTCTCGTCGCTACACGGTTCAAAAGAAAGTAAATGGCTTGTCAAAAGTCAGATGTGTGGCAGTTATCATGGACAGCTTTGACGATGATTTAGCAAAAGAGGACTTGCCTTTTGATAACTAAAATTTCTTATTAGAATTATAATCCCCACAATCCCCACAATCCCCACTGTTTCCGCAATACATACGTGCTATTTATAAGAGATATTTTTCTAAAATATTTTTCTAAAATATTTCAAAAAATATTTTTCCCTTATAGAGTTTTGGGGAGATTATGTGGGGATTGTGGGGATTTGGCTAAAAAGTCGCATAGTAGTGCGGGTTTCAGCGTCCCCACCTATGTGGGTATGCAGTGGAAACAGTGGGGATACACGAAGGAGGTTTATATTTTGCATGAATATACATTGCGTGAATATCAAAAAGAATGTGTTGATTCGATTGTTCGCTCTGGTCCTGGGAAGTGGCTAGTAGTCATGGCAACCGGACTCGGTAAGACAGTAACGTTTGCAAACATTCCACGGGATGGACGTACACTTATTCTTTCACACAGACGTGAATTAGTGACACAGCCTAAAAAATATTATGACTGTGATTATGGAATTGAGTTAGGTTCGCAGCACAGTCACGGTGAACCGGTTGTGTCCGCAAGCGTACAAACCATGGCACACCGCATGGACAAGTTTAGGCCAGATGACTTTGAACGGATTATTGTTGATGAAGCACATCATTCCGCTGCAAAAAGTTACAAACAGATTTTGAATTATTTTCAGCCAGAACAAATAGTCGGATTTACAGCAACACCTAATCGTTCCGACTCCGTCCGATTGGATGACGTGTTTCAAGGCATCATATTTGAGCGTGACTTGAAATGGGGAATTCAACAAGGATATTTATCTGATATTTATTGCCGCCGTGCTGAAATCGGATATGACTTGAGCCACGTAAAAGTTTCCGGAGATGATTATGCCCCTGGAGAACTGGCGGAAGCAATGGACGGCACCGCAGACGCAATAGCACAAGCGTACAAGGACATGGCGGTTGGCGCCACACTTATATTTTCCGTGTCTGTTAAGCAGGCAAATGAAATTGCAAAACGGATACCAGGCGCGGCCGTTGTAAGCGGGAAAACGCCTCCAGTAGAACGTCAAGCGCTTATTGATAAACTAACGAATGGAACCATTCCCTGCCTTGTTAACTGCATGGTTTTTACCGAGGGCACAGACATTCCACGAGTCGAGACGGTTATTATTGCCAGGCCTACCAAGTCGGATGCATTGTATACACAGATGGTTGGACGCGGGCTGCGGCTGGCACCTGGTAAGGACAAGCTAAATCTGATTGACTGCGTGGGTGTAACGGGCTCTAGGAGCCTCTGTACGGCTCCGTCTTTATTGGGCATAGATTTATCGCCCGTGCCAGAAAAGAAGCAGCAGGCGCTCGAAGGGCTATTGTTTGACCTACCAGACAAGGCATCCGAATTGAGCGACTGTCCTGAAAGCTGGATAAGAAATGTTGAAATTGTTGATTTATGGGCAAAGACACAGTCATACAACATTCACGGAGTGAATTGGTTTAAGCAGCCTAATGGAGATTTTACATTATCGCTTCCCGGCGCTACCTATTGCATACCAGCACCAGATGCTTGTGGACAAGTACATTTTCGCAATGGCGGGCCTGTTGTGCCGATGCAGCAGGCGCTTGACCGTGCATTTCAGCAGCTATGCCGCGACCATATGAGCGAAAAGTACATCTGGGATATATCATCTGCGAAACGCTGGGGAAAACAGCCTGCCAGCGAAAAGCAAATACAACTTGTCAGCCGAATGTGTAAAAATTTCGATTGCAGTACTTTAACTAAATTACAAGCAAGTCAGATTTTAAACAGGAGGTTAGCAGGATGAACCGTGTGTTCAAACTCAACCCTATGCAGGAATCATCAATACAGCATGCGATTTTTCTTTGGAGTGAGCAGCCATCAATTCGCAGTCAGTTTCCTGAATTAGCTTTATTGCATCACATCAAAAACGAAACTGCCTATGCAGGCGCAAAACAGATTGCGATTGATAAAGCGTCCGGAGTTAAAAAAGGTGTACCGGATTTGTCGCTCCCTTGCCCGCATGGAAATTTTCACGGTTTGTATATAGAGCTTAAAACGCCAAAAGGCAAACCGTCAAAAGAACAACTTTGGTGGATTAACAAATTATCAGAACACGGATATTGTGCTTGCATCTGCTATGGATACCAGGAGGCGATAAAATGCGTCGCAAAATATCTAAGCCTGCCGAACCCAAACACGGTCCCAACCAACGGGCAAAAGAACTGAATCACATTGCCTGTCAGAAAGAATTGCCCGATTTGCCGGAGAACGAATTAAAATACGTCAATGGAATCCGCTGGACGCTCAGGCGGTATCAGCGACACGAAATCTGTGCCAATCAGGCACGGGCAGAACAACGATTATGGCAAGTGAGGTATTTACAATGACGTCAGAACGCAGAAAAGAAATTGAGTGCCGTGCGATTCTCACATATGGCGCTCAAATGCGGCGCGACATGGAAACGGCATCACATCAACTCATTGTCCGGTTAAAGCAAATCATGGGAGGCGAATCGGAATGAATGCGGATTTTGAGAAGCTTCGGAAATACCGCGACATCAAAATGCGGTTACATACATTGCAAACGGAAATTGTTGGAGATACAGCAAAAGATTATTCTTCCGGTTATCCGCACTCTATTATGCTCCGTGGAGTCGCCTGTGACGATAGAACGCGGAATGAAGTGACTTTACTGCAAAGTGAGTTAAACGTCTTAGACGGCCTTGTAGACAGTGTTAAGGATATACGTGCGCGTGACTTGTTAGACAGGCACTATCGCCGTGGAGAACCATGGAAAACAATTTCCGAAAGCACGGGACGTTCAGAAGAAGCAAACAAGAAATATTTACAAAGATATTTTAAAAATGTATCTGCCTAGGTCTTTTTGTCCCTTATGGTATCGTGATACACTAACAATAGAGAACATCTAATATCAGAAGTATAAATTTATCTAGTTTACAATTATACTTCTACAAATTCAAGGCTACAAGCTTCTAATAATTCAAGATTACAAGAGTTAATTTTTCCTCCTTTCATTTTTGGACCGGCTGAAATATGCCGGTTTTATATGCCCGGAATCCGGGTATGTTCATTTTTGCAATCCTCCTTTCACCCGCCGCGTCCGAACGGCGGGTCTTTATATCCGGGCGGTACGCGCGTGAGCTGGCTGCACCGGTGGATATTTCCTCCTATATATTTTTTGGCAGCCGGAAACAGACGGCAATGGGTGGTGATGAGCCGCCCACCACATGAGATATGGCATAAGAGTATGCAGCTATACGCGCTGGTGCAATTCCGGTATATCTCTCCAAGGCCCACGCACAGGGCCTCAAAATAAAAACGGCTGTGAAGAGTCGTTGTGTTGTAATATCTGGGCAGGCAGAGAAATCATAAGTCCTGTCGTTTGACTATTAGGCCGGTTAAGGGTGACCGGTTTAATATAAAATTTAATTCGCTGGTTTAAAAAAGCCAGAATGCAAAGCAGACTACTGCTCTTGCCGTTTTTTGTCGCTTGCAGACACCCACTTTTGTCGGGCGTCTGTTTGCGTTATGGGGGCATAACATGGATGTTGTAAAAGAGCGTGCACAGTTGTACATACGCATATCTGACTTGCTGGCAAAGCCACGGCGTGACAACAATGACGAGGCAGAACTTGACCGGCTGCAGCGGAAGCTGCGGGACAACCTGATGCGCGTCGGGCGGCCGCCGGGCGGTGACACTAACCAGCCGGGAGAGACCGGCAAACTTAATCATTCGAGCGTATCGCTTCGGCGGTGAGCTCTTATTTTGGGGTGATGGATGTGCAGGATTATGCCAGGAGTTTTTACAAGTCCAGTGCATGGCAGCTATGCCGGGCATCGTATATAGCCGAGCGGCAGAGCGTGGATGGCGGGTTGTGTGAGCGATGCCATCATACTCTCGGGTATATCGTCCATCACAAGGTGGCAATCACTCCAAACAACATCAACGATCCGATGATTACTCTTAATCATGATAATCTGGAGTATCTCTGCAAGGCTTGCCACGATGAGATACACGGGTACTGTGGAAATCAGAAAGAAAAACCAAGATGCGAGTTCGATGAAAAAGGAAATCCAGTTCCTCGGAGCCGATAGCCCCCCTAAAATTTTCCGTGAAAACGCTGCGTGGGGACCGGCGCTGGGGCTCCAAAAAATACGCGCCCTGTTCGCGTGTCCGGTGTAGTTCTTTAGTGGAAATAAGGTGATTTTATGAAAACATATGCGGATATGGCGAAAGAAGAAATCATTGCCGCCGAGAAACGGAAACTTTCCGGGATTTACTCTCGGCTGGAATCCAAAACGAAAAAGTCTGTAAGCTCGCTGATTGACAATGCTGCTTTTATGGCCGCAAGTCTGTGGGAGCTTCAGCGGGACATCAACACGGAAGGCTACACCGAGGAATACCACAATGGCGCGAATCAGTCCGGGGTGAAGCGGAGCGCAAAGGTCGATATTTATATCCAGCTTGAAAAAAACTACGCCTCCGTCATCAAACAGCTTACCGACCTGCTCCCAAAAGAAGATAAGCTCAAAGAAAAAAAGGATGATGGGTTCGATGGATTTGTCAACGGTCGTGAGGAAACATGATTCGCTATGCCGACAATTACAATCCAATCCGCGAGTATTGGGATAAAATTCAGTCCGGTGAAGAAACCGTCGGTGCAAAAATCCGAAAAGTTTACAAGAAGCTCGCTTGGGACTTAGACCATCCCGGCGAGTATTTTTATAGCCCGAAGCGGGCGAACCACATCCTTGAGTTTGCCGAAAACTACTGTCACAACTATCAGGGCAAAGACGGCGGCAAGCTCGTCCGGCTGGAGCTGTGGGAGAAGGCCATGCTCGCGGCGATATTTGGATTTGTGGATGTTGAAGGTATCCGTAAATACCGCGAAGCGCTTTTAATCGTCGGCAAGAAAAACGGGAAGTCGCTGCTTGCGTCTGTCGTCGGGGATTATCTTTTGACTGCCGACGGAGAAGCGGGGCCGGAAGTCTACGCCGTCGCGACGAAAATGGACCAGGCTAAAAAGATCTGGCTCGCGTCGAAACTGATGGTCAAAAAGTCGCCGGCTCTCCGCAAGCGGGTAAAGGCGCTTGTCTCCGAACTGTACTGCACCGCGAATGAGGGGATTTTTCGACCGCTCGCGTCGGACAGCAACACGCTCGACGGGCTGAATGTCCATGGGTGCCTGATGGATGAAATCCACCAGTGGAAGCAGGGCCGGGCGCTCTATGACATCATGGCGGACGGCACGACGGCCCGCGAGCAACCGCTGATTTTTATTACATCGACAGCAGGCGTTATCAGGGAGGATATTTACGATGAAAAATATGATGAAGCCACCCGGGTAATAAACGGGTACTTCGACCCGGTCGGGTATCACGACGAACATTTCCTGCCGTTTATCTACGAGCTGGACAGCCGGAAGGAATGGGTCGACCCGAAATGCTGGAAGAAAGCGAATCCCGGCCTCGGGACGATTAAAAGCCTTGAGCAGCTCACAGATAAAGTAAACAAGGCGAAAGCGAACCCGGCGCTCGTCAAGAATCTGGTCTGCAAGGAATTTAATATACGCGAGACGTCGTCCGAAGCGTGGTTGACTTTTGAGCAGCTCAACAATCCCGATACGTTCCGGATTGACCGGAAGGCCGAAAAGCTGCTGTGGACGCACGACGGAAGCACCCGGGCTCTCCCTCTCCCGAAGTATGGAATCGGCGGCGCCGACCTGTCCAGCACCACGGACCTGACTGCCGCAAAGGTGATTTTTATGGTTCCTGGGTGTCCGAATGTTTTTGTGCTCCAGATGTACTGGCTTCCGGAGGAACTGCTGGAACAGCGGACCAAAGAGGATAAAATCCCCTATGACCTATGGGCAGAACAGGGCTTGCTCCGCACGACGCCCGGGAACAAGGTCCACGCGAAGTACGTCACGCAATGGTTTTTGGAAGTCCAGAACAAGCTCGACGTGTACATTCCGTGGGTCGGATATGACGCCTGGTCCGCGACATACTGGGTCGAGGAGATGAAGGGCGAGTTTGGCAAGGAGAGCATGATAGCGGTCCACCAGGGCAAGCAGACGCTTTCCGCGCCGATGAAGCAGCTCGGCGCTGATTTGAGCAGCAAACTTGTGATTTACAATAATAACCCGATCGACAAGTGGTGCCTCGCAAACACCGCGATTGACATCGACAAAAACGACAATATCCAGCCAATCAAAACGAGCAGTCCGCGAAAAAGAATTGACGGGCTTGCTTGTTTACTTGATGCGTACACGGTGCTGCAGGATAAACTCGGCGAGTACCAGACGATGATTTGAGGTGATTCTAACGGGATGGATTAGAAATTTTACAAGCCGGCTTCGGAATCGTTCCCCGACCGCCGTCCGGTTCCAGATGATGACGGACCGCGGGAACGGCTTTTACGCATGGGATGGGAAGCTGTTCCACAGCGATATTATCCGCGCCTGCATCCGGCCGAAGGCGAAGGCGGTCGGAAAACTGGTCGGTAAGCACATCCGGGAGACGGTAACCGCGCAGGGGAAGAATCTGACTGTTAATCCGGACGCTTACATACGGTTTTTGCTTGAGGAGCCTAACCCGTATATGACGGGACAGATTATGCAGGAAAAACTTGAAACGCAGCTCTGCCTCAACAACAACGCTTTTGCCGTCATCGTCCGGGACGACCGCGGCTACCCTGTGGAGATTTACCCGGTTCCCGCGGCGCAGGTTGATGCGATTTATGATGCCGGAATGAACCTGTATCTCAAATTTTACTTTCCAAACGGCAGGCAGGCGACGTTTCCCTATTCCGATGTCATTCACCTTCGGCATGACGTCTATGAAAACGATATCTTTGGCGAAAGCCCGGCCCCAGCTCTCTCCGGCCTGATGGATGTAGTCAACACGACAGACCAGGGGATTATCCGGGCAATCAAAAATTCGTCGATTATCCAGTGGCTTTTGAAGTTTACGAACTCCCTCCGGCCGGAAGACTTGCAGAAACAGGCGACGGATTTTGCGAACAACTACCTGTCCATCAACAGCGCGTCGGTCGGCGTAGCCGCTGTGGACAGCAAGGCCGAGGCGGTGCGGGTCGAGCCGAAGGATTACGTCCCGAACGCTGCGCAGATGGACCGAACGACAAAACGGATTTACTCGTTTTTTAACACAAACGAAAAAATCGTGCAGTCCGCTTACGACGAAGATGAATGGCAGGCGTACTTCGAGGCGGAAATCGAACCGGATGAAATCCAGCTCAGCAATGAATTTACGCGGAAGATTTTCACCCGCCGCGAGCGCGGGCATGGAAACCGCATTTATTTTGAGGCGGCTAATTTGCAGTACGCGAGTATGCAGACAAAGCTTGGCTTGCAGGCAATGGTCGATAGAGGTGCTATGAGCGCAAATGAGTGGAGGTCTGTCCTTAATCTTGCGCCAGTTCCGGGTGGAGATGTTATAGTGCGTCGTTTGGACACTCAACCAACAAACGGGAACGACGGGGATGGAGGTGATGAAGATTGAAGGTTGAAATCAAGGGTGAAATCGTCCCGAATGATTACAAGGAAATCTACGATTATATCGGATGGTCTGCCACCTGCCCGCGGGATGTTTCCGACGCCATCCAAAAGGCAAACGGTGAAGTGCTGGATGTGGAAATCAATTCCCCGGGCGGGGACGTCGATTCCGCATCGGAAATTTATGCGGCGCTCAAGGGCTATTCCGGCACTCGCATCCATATCGTCGGATTCTGTGCTTCGGCCGCGTCCATGATTGCGATGGCCGGCTGGTCGGAGATGGTTTCGACGGCGCGGATGATGGTGCATCGCGTCTCAGGCATGGCCGAAGGCAATTACCACGAAATGGACGGCGCGTCCGAGGCTTTTCAAAAGGCCGACCGGTCCGTCGCATCCGCCTATGTGGCAAAGTCAGGGATGAGCGAAAAAGACGTGCTGAACATGATGGACAAAACCACCTATCTTACCGCGGATGAGGCGGTCAAGCTCAAGCTGGTGGACCGCGTGATGTTTCAGACGGAATCGCCTCAGCAGCTCGCGGCGTCCGCTTCCGGTCTGCTCCCGCAGACCGTGGTTGATAAAATCCGGTCACTGCTCAATGAAAAGAAAATTCAAACTGAACTTAATTTTTTGAAAGAAAAGGTGATTTGACATGACTAAAGAAAAATACATGGAAAAGCGCAAGGGCCTTGTCAATGAGGCGCAGGCGCTTATTGACGGCGGCAAACTGAAAGAAGCCGCCGACAAGACCAAAGAAATCAAGGCGCTGGACGACAAGTACGACGCCGAATCTAAGGCGCAGGCAAATCTTAATGCGCTGTCCGGCACGCCGAAAATCGTTGACATCTCCACCGCTGGGAAGCCCGTTGCCGGCACGACCGTAGCTTCCACCGCCGCGCCGCAGGGTCCGGTCGACGTCTACGATTCCGACGAATATCGCAAGGCATTTATGGATTATACCCTTCGCGGCAAAGCATTCCCGGCCAATCTTCGCGATGCGGCCGAGAGCACCAAGACCCCGGATGTGGGCGCCGTGATTCCGACAACGATTGCCCAGCGCATCGTCGAAAAGATGGAATCCATCGGAATGATTCTCCCGCTGGTCACCCACACGGCGTACCAGGGCGGCGTCTCCATCCCGACCAGTACCGTGAAGCCCGTCGCGACGTGGGTCGCCGAGGGCTCCGGGAGCGACACGCAGAAAAAGACCACGGGCAATATCACGTTCGGGTATTATAAGCTCCGCTGCGCGATTTCGCTGTCGCTGGAAGCCTCCGTCGTGACGCTCGGATTTTTCGAGACCACGTTTGTCCGGGAGGTTTCCGAAGCGATGGTCAAGGCACAGGAGCAGGCAATCGTCAGCGGGTCCGGTTCCGGGCAGCCGAAGGGCATCCTCGCCGAAACCGCGCCGGATGGACAGAATGTTGACGTCACAGCGACCGGGAAAATTGACTACAGCACCCTTGTGGATGCCGAGGCCGCGCTCCCTCTGGCTTACGAGAGCGGTGCGGTATGGTTTATGACGAAAAAGACCTTTATGAAATTTGTCGGCATGGTGGACAGCGCGAAACAGCCGATTGCGCGTGTGAACTACGGTATTAATGGCGCGCCTGAAAGGACTCTGCTGGGCCGCCGGGTTGTCCTCAATGACTATATGCCCAGCTACGCTGATACGGTCACGTCGGACACGGTTGTCGCGTTCCTATTCCGTCCGGAGGATTACGTCCTTAACACCAATTATGCCGTGACCATCAAACGGTACGAAGACAATGAAACCGATGACCAGGTGACCAAAGCGATTATGCTGGTCGACGGCAAGGCTGTGGACAAAAACAGCCTGGTTACCGTCACCAAGAAAACTACCTAAGAGGTGATTTGAATGGCCTGGACATCCGAAAGCCTGCTCGCGCCGGTGAAGCTCTGGCTCCGCATTTCGTCCGGTAAAATGGACGACGAGTTGACACAGACCATCGACGCCTGCAAGCTCGACCTGCAAAATTCCGGCGTAAAAAATCTGGATTCCAGCGACCCGCTCATCCGGCAGGCCGTCAAGCTCTACTGCAAGGCGCAGTTCGGGTACGACGATTCCGCCGGGAAGTTTGCGGAAGCCTACGAGCATCTCAAGGCAGCGCTGTCGCTTTCCGGAGATTATAACGTTGAGGGGGCTTAGGCATGTATTTTACCGACGAAATCACGCTGATTACCTATGAGGAGCATCAGGACGAAATCGGAAACTGGATTAAAACGCCGGTGAAAACGGAGGCGTTTTGCTCGATTTCCAGCATTACCCGCGCCGAGTTTTTCGACGCCGGCCGGAACGGCATGAAGCCCGGCTGTGTGGCTACTATGCGAAAATGCGATTATGACGGGCAGACCGAAGTAGAGTTAAACGGAAAGTGCCTGCACGTTTATCGAACCTATTTGCAAATCGCCCGCGCACAGCATCAGGCGTCCAGCAATCCCGATATGATTGAACTGCATTTGGAGGAGATTGCGAATGGCAATTAAAGTAAGCGCAAACAATCTGTCCGTCGTCCTTGAAAAAATGCTCGGCGAATACGCGGAAAGCGTGCGGCAGGGTGTCAAAAAAGATGTCCATGATGTGGCTGTCGAATGCCGGGACGAAATTAAGAAAAAGTCCCCGGTAGATACCGGAAAATACCGGGCCGGCTGGTCGACGAGAACGGCATTTGAATCGTTTGACGATATCCGCATGGAAGTTTACAATCGCTCAAAACCGTACCTTACGCATCTGCTTGAAAATGGCCACGCAAAAGTCAATGGGGGCCGTGTTGAGGGCCGTCCGCATATCCGGCCAGCGGATGAACATGCCGAGGAAGAGCTTGACCGCCGGGTGAAAGCGACGGTGAAAAAAGGATGAAACTATCATCGCTGAAAACGATTTTGGAAGGCACCGGAATCCCGTTTGTCTATCATTCGTGGCCGGTCGGGAAGGCCCCGCTTCTCCCCTGGGGCTGCTATCTTGAAGCCTATGGGAACTCTTTCGGCGCGGACAACGTGGCTTATTCCTCCGCCAGGCACATGCAGGTGGAACTCTACACTGCAAAAAAAGACCCGGCATCCGAAAAAAAGATTGAGGACGCGTTGACAGCGGCAAGCATTTTTTATGAAAAAACAGAAGAAACATATCTCGAAACAGAGCACTGCTTTGAGACATTATATGAATTAGAGGTGTTGAACGATGGATAAAAACAAGGTCAAGTTTGGCCTGCGGAACGTTCACTACGCCAAAATGACCATCGGCGTGGATGGCACTCCGACCTATGCTGCGCCCGTCTCATGGCCGGGGGCTGTGTCTCTGGGCCTTGACGCTGAGGGGGACACAACGCCGTTTTACGCGGACGATACGGCCTATTATGTGTCGGTCGCGAATAACGGCTATTCCGGCGATTTTGAGTCCACTCTGGTCCCGGACGAATTCCGGGAGGAAATTATGGGTGACGTCAAGGATGCGGACGGGGTACAGATTGAGGATGCGTCGGTCCAGCCGGAAGCGTTTGCGCTGCTTTTTGAGTTTGAGGGCGACAAAAACGCGATTCGGCACGTCCTGTATAACTGCAAGATGACGCGGCCGTCCGTTGAGAGCGAAACCACGGAGGATTCCGTGGAGCCGAAAACAGAGACGGGCACCATCACTGCGTCCCCGCTCGTGCTGCCGGAGCCCATTACTATCGGCACTGGGGAAACTGCGAAGACCATTTCCACTATCGTCAAGGGCAAGACCACGGCGGACACCACGACGGGCGTCTATCAGGGCTGGTACAATGCGGTACATCTGCCGGGTGCGGCGGCAACGCCGTAAACAGAGTTGACGCGCTCCCTCCGCGGGAGTATAATTTTGGTAAACGAAGGGAGTGCGTGAACCATGTTTGATAAAAAGGTTCCGGAAGCCGGGGAAGTTTTTCACATTAAGAGTTCCAGCGGGTCAGTTTTGAAAGTTTTCGATGATAGGGCTGTAATTACGCAGGAAGGCGTCCGCGGCGTTATCGCACGCGGACTTTCCGGAGAAAAGACAATTTATTACTCGGATATCAGCTCGGTGCAATTCCGCAAATGCGGGATTAATCCGGGATTCCTGGAGTTTACTTTTCCGGGTTCGAATGACCGCCCAGGCGGGGCAAATGCGGGTTCGGAAAATGAGAATCGATTTGAATTTGCCGCCCTGCATATTGGAAAGATGAATAAACAGATGGAGAAAGTCAATGAATTCATCCAGGGAAAAATCCGGGAAGCACACATGAAAAGCCCCACGACCACAGGCAGTGGCGGCGCCGATGAATTGATGAAATTAAAGTCTCTGCTGGATTCCGGAGCCCTGACAAAAGCGGAGTTTGAATTAGAAAAGCAAAAGGTCCTTGCAAAATAAAATAAAAAAAAATAGCAGGCATCCTCCTCGGAGGGTGCTTCTCTTATATGAAAAAATAAGAAAGGTGGATGGAAAATGATTAAAACAATCACCGTAAAAGGCGCCGATGGGAATGACGTGCAGGTAAAAATGAAGGCCGACGCCTCCATCCCGCGCCTATATCGCATCAAATTCAAGCGGGACATTTTTAAGGACCTCGGTGCTCTCCAGTCTCGCCTCGAAAAGACAAAGACCGAGGGTGAGCAGCTCGGCGCGCTGGACCTTGAAATGTTTGAGAATGTGGCCTATCTGCTCGCAAAACACGCCGACCCGGATAACGTTCCGTCGGACCCGGACGAATGGCTGGAGCAGTTTTCCATGTTTTCGATTACGGAAATCTTGCCGCAGATTTTGGAACTCTGGGGCTTTAATATGCAGACCACCAGCGTCCCAAAAAAAAAGAGCGGCCCACAGAGCGGGAAGTAAACACCCCGCTTTTTTTGTTGCGCTGCGTGGAACTCGGATTGAGCATATCAGACCTTGACCTGCTGACTGTGGGGATGGTGCTGGATATGCTGACCGAGCAAAAAAACGATGAGTACAAATATCCGAGGCTTGCGTCGCAAGCCGATTTTGATAGGTGGTGATTTTATGGCTTCAGGTGGTCGTATCAAAGGAATTACGGTTGAGATTGGTGGCGATACCGGACCGCTGTCGTCTGCTCTGAAGGGCGTCAACGGTACAATCCGTGAGACTGGGTCGCAACTCAAGGACGTAAACCGTTTGCTAAAGCTCGACCCGACAAACGTCACGCTGCTCGGTCAAAAAGCTGGAGCTGCGCAAAAAGAACTGCTTGCTTTGCAGGAGAAAGAGAAAACCCTTAAAGCCGCAGACAGCGATTTGAAAAAGCAACTGTCCGAAGGCAAAATTTCCACGGAGCAATATCAGGCCTATCAGCGCGAACTTATCGCTACGCAGGAAAAAATCAAAGGATTGAAAAAGGAATCCACAACGGTGGGCAATGTGCTGGAAGCTTTCGGGGAAAAAGCCAAAACTTCCGGGCAGAAAATTGCAAGTGCCGGCGAAAAGATGCTCCCCGCTACTGCAGCAATCGGTGCGGTTGGCGGTGCCGCAGTCAAAACTGCATCTAATTTTGAGACATCCATGTCGCAGACGGCTGGGGCGCTCGATATCCCCATGAGCAAAATGGGCGGCCTGCGCGACCTTGCCATGAAAATGGGCGCCGATACGCAGTTTTCCGCTACCGAGGCGGGCAATGCCATGACGGAGCTTGCCAAAGGCGGCCTGACTGAGGCGGAAATCCAAAGTGGCGCGCTGAAATCCACAATGGATTTAGCGGCATCGTCCGGGATGGAGCTGGGTGACGCGGCAAATACTGTTGTACAGGCGATGGGCGGATTCGGGCTTTCGGCAAAGGATTCCGCGCAGGCTGTCAACGCTCTGGCAGGCGCGGCGGCGGCATCATCCACGGACGTTGGTCCGCTTGCGGATGCCCTCTCGCAGTGCGCCGCTCAGGCACATACTGCCGGCTGGAGCATACAGGACACGACGGCAGTGCTGGGCGCTTTTGCGGATGCCGGGATTGCCGGGTCCGATGCCGGTACATCGCTTAAAACGATGCTACAAAGGCTCGGCGCGCCGACGAATGCCGCCGCGAAGGAAATGAAATCCCTCGGAATCAATGTGTGGGATAGCAGCGGCCACATGAAAGATGCGGGCGGCATCGCGGATGAATTAAAAACGCACCTTGGCGGGCTATCCGACCAACAGAAGCAGCAGGCGCTGGCTACGATTTTCGGCAGCGATGCGACCCGCGCGGCAACGGTGCTGATGGGCGAAGGGTCCATAGGATTATCGAAATACACCAAGGCAACCAACGACCAGACTGCGGCTTCTCGGCTTGCAAATTCGCAGATGGGCCCGACCGAAAAAGCGCTGGAGCAACTGAAAGGGTCACTTGAAACCGCGGCCATATCCATCGGCACTATGTTGCTGCCGATGATACAAAAACTGACCGGCTTTATTAAGGGCCTTGCTGACAAGTTCGCCGCGTTGAATCCGCAGCAGCAGCAGATTATCATTACAATTTTAGGCATTGTGGCGGTCCTAGGGCCGCTATTAATCCTTATAGGAAAATTAAAAGAAGGCATTGGCGGACTAATAGGCGGGATAGCCTTTTTTATAAGACACCCGATTGTTGCGGGCATCCTGGTTGCTATTGCCGCGATTGCCGCACTGGTAATCGCGATAAAGCATCTGTGGGATACCAGCGAGGGCTTCCGCAACGGATTAATATCCGGGTGGAATAAGATAAAGTCTATATGGTCTGGTGCTCCTGGCTGGTTTGGCAATGTGTGGAATGCTATCCTAGACCATTTTAAGCCAGATATGATTTCAACTAGATTCGAGAACGC